GGGAAACAATCTGACTACTGTTCCGAAAAATGCCCAAACTGATCGCGTAATTGCAATCGAACCCACAATGAATATGTATATTCAGCGTGGAGTAGGCATGCTAATAAGACAAGCACTCCGTAAGGTCGATATTAATTTAAACGACCAAACGAGGAACCAGAAATTAGCTTTAGAAGGTAGTATTCAACAATTGTTGGCTACTATCGATCTAGCGGCAGCTTCTGATACCTTAGCTTATGAGCTAGTCCGGCGGTTAATCCCGTGGGACTGGCTCGAGGCAATGGAGTATTGTCGTTCTGAGGTTGGTGTGTTGCCGAACGGCAAGCACGTTAACTTTCAGAAGTTTAGCAGTATGGGTAATGGTTACACTTTTGAATTAGAGAGCCTGATTTTCTGGGCGCTATCATCAGTTGTTGTAAACCGGTTATCCAAGGAACAGCGTTCTGTGAGCGTTTATGGGGATGACATTATTGTTCCCACTCATGCTGCAGGGCCCGTTATTGAACTACTTTCCTATGCTGGTTTTGAAACCAATGTGGAAAAGACGTTTGTCACAGGCCCTTTCCGTGAAAGTTGTGGTAAACACTACTTTAACGGCCAGGATGTTACACCTTTCTATGTAAGGCGAGAGATTAAATCCGCCCATGCAAAGTACTGGCTTGCGAATTCACTTCGTCGCTGGGCTGCCGGTTGGCAACCAGTCGTAGCGGATCCGCGTTATAAACCAGTTCATGATGCATGGGTGTCTGCTTTCTTCCGCAAGGAAGAACTACTCCTGATCCCGGAAGGGTTAGGAGATGGAGGACTTATCTCGACGCTCGACGAAGCTTGCCAACGCCGTGTAAACGGCATTTTTCGTGTCAATCTGTTAGTCGCAGGTATCGGAAAACTTTCAAAAGTTTACGATGCCTACGCATATCTGCGTTGTTTAAACGCTTTTATGAATGGAAAGACAGGCAAGTGTCACTTATCAGTGACAGGGTTCTTCGAAGATGATGCAGATCCGTCTGCAATTACTTACGACCTTTCTAGATATATGAAAGGTAAGCAGGGTTCCTCTAAGGCGACTAACCTAGTCGTGAAGAGGCAAATGAAGTGGACAAAAAGGATTAAAGTCCAGACGCTTCATTGGTCAGATGCACCTTTTTGGTGCAATTAGGGTCTACTTTCTTCCTTAGACCCAGGGTTCGTTCGGCTTAGCCGTTCGGGGTTTCTTCGCGCTTCCGCTCCTTTGCGGTCGTTTGCGTTTCTCCCAATTTCGAGATTGCAGCTTTGCTCT